GGCAATCCGCGCCCAGCCGGCGGCGGCCGGGTCCTCGATGGAGTCTGCGGCAGTGGTATCGCGAGCGGTGTCGAGGACCAGCTTCTCCGCGCCGGCATCGAGCCGGTCCCGTGCGTCCTCGACGCTGCCGCCAGTCCACAGCTCGCTGGTCGCCCAGCGCAGCACGGACTCGATCTGCTCCTCGCTGGGCGGGTCGATCGGCGCCGGATCGAACTCGGACTCGGCGCCGGCATCCTCGCGAGCATCCAGGTACAGCTCCTGCGACAGGGCGCCGGCCATGACGGCGTACTCCTGGATGACGCTCGTGGCCGCCTCGATCCATGCTTCAAGGGATTCAGACGGGTTGGCAATGTCGAGTTGGTCCCACAGCACATCCAGCTCGCTCAGCAGAAGCACGATCAGCTCGGCCTGCGCCTGCTGGAGATCCTGCGCGTCGTCGACGGCGGTCACTACTGGACCGCCTCACCGGCCGCGTTCGCCTCGACCGGCTGTCGCTCCTGGCGCGGCTGCGGGATGGTCTGCTGAGTGAGAGAGCGAATCATGTCGCGGCCCTGGGCTCGCCGGCGCTCCGCCGTCACACGCCGGCGCTGGCCGTGGGACAGGCCCACCATGTCGAGCACGACATCAGATTCGGGTGGCAGGATGCCGGCCTGGACAAGCTTCACGGCAGCGTCGGTCTGCGCAGCGACGGTGGGCGTGGCGGCGTTGCGCCAGACGGTCTCGATGCGCCGGCCAGGGTCGGGCGGCGTGCCGTCGCGCAGCCACAGGGCCAGCCGCATCACTCTTGCCCACGTGGAGCCGAAGGAGTGCTGTCGGCGCTCGGCTTTCTTGACGAGGCTCGCCTCGCCGGCGCGGATGGCATCGGCGGAGGCGGGGTTGTCGGTGGAGTAGCCGAAGTAGTTGGGCGGCAGTCCGGTGTGGGCGGACATGATCCGCGCGTACATGTCCACGATCGCTGTCTGCGACGAGGGATCGTGGGCAGCGAACTGGCCGACTTCGGGGGTGTTGCCTTCCTCGTCGCGCTCCAGTGCGAGGATGCGGCCGATGTAGGTTTCCCAAGCCGACTTTGGTGTTCCGTCGGCGGCCTGGAAGTTCTCCTCGGCGGCACCGAGGATGTAGCGCTGCGGGGCGCCAAAGAATTCGGCGGCGACTTCGATGCCGAGCAGGCGCCGGCAGGCGGCGTCGGTGATGCTCATGATCGGCGCGGTGATGTCGCTGCTGCCGCGCCTGTCAGCCACCCGTTGACGGTTGGACATCCGGAACACCGGCACGATGCCGAGGTTGTGCTGGTCGCGGTCGAGGACTTCCCAGCCACCCTTCTCCCCGTCCATCAGGGTGATGGTCTGGTCGGGGAGGTAGAGCGTGGCCGCGCGCTCCAGTTCGCTCGGTGGGGTGTCCGGGGTGTTGTCCAGGTCGTACATCCGAAGCGCCGCGATGATCGAGCGCGTGCGCGCGTCGTAGAGAACGGTGACCTGCGTCGGGGATTCGACGGTGATGATCGGCAGGTCGCCTTCAACGTCGCCGGTGCCGGCGCAGACGTAGCAGTGGCCGTAGATCAGGGCGTCGAGGTGGCAGAGCTGGCTTTCCAGGTCGAGCTGGTTGGCTGCCCAGATCTCGTTGATGCCGTTGTCGGCCGAGGCTGCATCAGCGAACCTAAAGCCTTCGATGTCCAGGCGTTCCTCGACGCGGTCGACCGCGATGCCGGGCCAGCCGACAACGGTTCGCAGGCCACGAAGCTGCGGCGGGATCGAGATGCCCAGGTCGCGGACCAACTGCTCGCCGCGGTAGTAGGCGTCGTAGAGCTGGAGGTACGGGCCGGCCACGATCAGCTCGGCCTGGAGGAACTGGAGCACGTCCAGCTCGTCTTCGCTCAGGTCGAGCAGCGGGAGCGTCGGCGTGCTCATTCAGCCTCCTACTGCTCGCTCAGCTTGTCGAACTCATCTGCCGCCTCGCGGAGCAGCGCGGCGAGATTGCCCAGCGTCTCCTCGGCGGTGAAGGCGGGCACGATGGCTCCGAGCGGACCGCCGAACCGGCCGTCGACAATCAGCTCGACGCCCCACGGTCGGCCCAGGTCCTCGCGCAGTTGCGTGGCCGTACGTCCGGGCATCCGATCGAAGGCGGTGTATTCGCTGTCAGGCAACGGGCTCGGCCTTTCCCTGGACGTTTCGCCGGTACCAGTCCATGCGTGCAACGCGGATGCACGTCTTGCAGCGCCTGTATCCCTCACGCGTCACGTGCAGGTTCTCGCCAGCCAATGGATGGCCCCTCTTGCACTCGGTCTGCCTTGCGCGCATGGCGTTCGGACTCACACCGCGGAGCACATTCACTCTGTGAGGAACAGGCTCAAGGTGCCATGGATTGACGCACGCCGGGTTGCGGCAGAGATGGTCAAGCTCAAGCCCACTTGGGATCTCGGTGACCAGCTCCTCGTACGACAGCCTGTGGGCGCGGCGCATGACGCCCTTGCGTAGGCCGAACGTGCCGTATCCGCCATGTGTCTTCGCTGCCGTCCAGTTCCAACAGCCAGATTCGGTATCTTCGTTGACCTTCGCCCAGAAGCGCGGCGGCAGCATGTCAGGCAAGAACGATGACCCTTCCTTTGCCAGTGACACGGCTCTGTCGCTTGCGGTACTCCTTGCTGGACAGCACGATCCGGCGGACCATGCGGGCGCCGATCATCGCCACGCAGGCGTCGATCTTGCGCGGACTGGAGCGGGACTCTTTGCCGATCGAGGTGCCCCAGCGGTTGTCACGCCGGCGCGCGTTGACCACGTGCCGGCCGAGGACAGCGTTGCCGTCGTGGGAGAAGCGGCCGTCGTTGATCTCGGTCTCGGTCAGCTCGACGGCCATGGTGAAGTCGTAAGCGCGGGAGCGCATGTCCCAGGCAATCGGCTGGGGCTCTTTGCCACCGGGAACCGCCCACACCATCAGGTTGTCGCCGTAGCGCTCGGGCCAGGTGACCTTGGCGAAGCCCTCCCACTCTTTGACGTCGCTGAAGAACGCCAGGACGTCGTAACGCTCGAAGGCCTGCTCGACGCAGGCGTCCACCTCGGCGACCGGCACGACGTCTTGGGTGTCGTGCGCGGGGTCGGGTTCCCACGTGCCAAGGACGAAGACATGCCCGTCTCGCATGCAGCAGCCGATCAGGGCGCTGGCGTCACGGGACTTGCTGCCGTCGAAGAACAGGACGATTTCTTCGCCGTCCTCCACTAGGCGGTCGCCGTCGCGGAGTGCTGACCATGCCTCGCGGGTAGTCCAGGCGTCCTCGCTTGCTACCGGCTGGTTGAGGTACTTGCGGCGGGACTCGCTCGGCAACGCCGTAGGGTCCCAGATCCGCTCCATGATGGCGCGGATGTCGACCCACCAGCAGTCGTCGTAGACGAACTTCAGCGCCTTCTCCAGCGACTCCGGATCGGCCATGTCGGTGTCGGGTGGTGCGATGCGCGCGTCGTAGAGGATCTTCGAGTCACCGCGGACTCGGCCTTCCTCCTGGGCGATCCACGCGTCGAAGGTCTTCTCCGCAACGCAATCCTTGCCAGGCTCCCAGGAGTTGCATAGCTCCAAGAGTCGGCTGCCGGACTTGGCGAGGTTGTCAAGCAGGGTGGACGCCAGCCGGTCGCCGCCGCGCTGCGGCACCCAGAGCTCTGTCTCGTCGGCGAACACCTGTGTCGCCTCGGCGCCTTCCACTGCGGATGAGCTGGAGGTGATCTGCTCCAGCGTCCCCTCGGGCGGAAGGAAGAACTTCTCCTTGCCGACGTCGATGGCGTAGTCGTTGACAACACGGGAGCCCTTGGGTGCAAGGGCTCTGACCATCCGCATCGTGTTCGCCGTCTGGGACTCGGCGGTCGCCACGATCTGCACCCACGGCATCGAGACGCGCCGGCCGACGCAGCCGCCGGGATACCGGTCGTCGAAGTCGCGCAGCCGGACTGGCGCCAGGAACTCGATCAGCGCCAGCACCGCGGCGAACGGCGACTTTCCCGATCCCTTCGACAGGCGTCGTACGCCGCGATGGAACAGCCAGAAGCCTTGCTCGTCGACGGCGTACCACCACAGCAGGAAGCGCACCTGCGAGTCAACGAAGGCGAACCGCTGGCCGGCATTCGGGCCGTTGGGTTGCCTCAGGTACTTCGTCGCCCAGGCGACGGCCTGCCAGCCGAGCGTCAACTTCGGGATGCCGGGCGGCAACGTGACGAGGCGATCGGCCGGCGCGACGCGCAGCCAATCGGTCACCGACTAGCCAGTGCCGCCGAGGCGCTTCTGGTAGTCGTCGATGGCGAGCACCGCGGCCTCGTCGTCCTCGTCGGCCTGGTCGCCGCGCAGCAGTTCGAGCCGCATCCGACGCCGGGAGCCTTCGGTGGTCAGCAGCTCGGAGGCGCCGTTGCTCCAGGCCTGGATCATGACCGCGCTCGGCTTGATCTGGCGAAGTTGGTCGGACAGGAGCTGCGTCCACACAGCGGCCTGTGCCCAGTCGGACGGTTCGAAGTAGAAGGCCTGTCCGGAGTAGCGCAGGGACTCATACCACCCGTAGGCCAGCGGGTGCGGGTCGTGGACCGACAGCGGCAGTTCCGGGCCGCGCCGCTCCTCAGGAATTGCGGCTCGTTCAAGGCCTTCGACCTTGTTCGGGCGACGGCGGTGCTCGGAACGCTTGGGAATGGGGCCGGGCATGACGGGTCAACCTCCAGGGTTTGTTCACGGCGCCAGGCCGCGCGTCATGGCTTGGGGAACTGCTGGCGGTAGGCCAGTTCGGTGGCGAACACGGCCCGCTCGGGCGAGACCGCCTCTTGCGCGGCGGCCAGCTCGCACCGGCACGGCTGGCACCACAGGTCGTCAGCCACCATGCCTGCGGTGGCGCCGGCGGGAACGTGCGCGCCGCAGTTGGCGCAGTCACCGTCGTACGCGGTGACGAAGGCCGGCGAGGCAACCAGGCCGTCGAACTGCACCGCTACGCGGGGATCTCTTCCGGCTCGGGCACGACCACCTGCGACCCGCTGAACTGCTGGGTGACCTGGTAGTGGGTAGCCTCCGGCCAGCGAGACTGCAACCACCGCACGACGGCGAGGACCACGCCGTCGATCAGCTCGGGAGCCGAGGAGTCGAAACTGAAGTTGTACTCGCCCGCGATCATGAACCCGCCGCCTGGGTCTGGCTGGAGAACCGCAACGTTCAAGCCGACGTAGGGGTTCGGCGTGTAGCCGTCAGTCGGTGGCGTGATTGGCATCGGCCGTCCTTTCGATCAGGCGAGAACTCCACTCCAAGCGGGCGAGGAGTCGCACGTAACGCTCGTTCACAGCCGCCAGCTCGGCTTCGACGTTGGTGGACCAGCCGCCTTGATCGGCGAGCTGCCGCAGTTGGCTCACCGTCTGGTCGAGCTTGCCGACGTGGGTGATGACTTGCTGGCGTTGGGAGTCGAGCTGCGCCAGGCTGTCTCGCACCTCCTCGACGACCTTCGCATCGCCGGTGCCGGTCGCCAGCAGGCGTTCCAAGCCGGCCAGGCGGTTGTCCAACTCGCGTACGGCGAAACCGAGCTGGCCACGCCTCATTGCCGCATCAGGCTCACGACGGCGGCGGCCTGACTGATCAGGTTGATCGTCACGTTGGTGCCCGTGGTGCCGCCGGAGTAGAAGGTGGTGAAGTTCCCGCTGGTGACCACCCGGCAGCGCCGGCCCTTCGGGGTGGCCGGCTCGCTCACGGCGTAGTAGACCGGGGAGGCTCCCGAGTACTGCTCGATGCGGATAGTGCGCTGGCTTGGTACGTCAACGGAGATGGAGACATCCGCGGCGAGCGCCAGCTCATACAGTCCCCACTCGTCAGCGCCGAGCGTGTAGTCAGCCATCGTTTACTCCTGCTAGACGCCGGAAACCCACGCCGACCCCTCGATCGCGCCGCCGGATTCGAAGTACAGGCCGTTGGCCGCGAGGATGCCGACGCCGGCAGCCAGGGCGACCGCCTCGCCGGCGTCCAAGCCGAGGGTGACGATGATCGTCCCGGCGGGCGAAGTCTCGTTGTCCCAGATCCGGAAGGTGGCGGCGGCACCCCCGACGTTCTTTAGGCTGTAGCCGTAGAGCGTGACCGGGCCGCCCACGATCAGGCCGGTACCCACGACGGGCAGTGGCCGTACGCCAGGCGTCAGGCCGGGGATGCGGCCGTTCATCGGGTTCCCCTCACAGCGATCTTCGGCGTGCCGGCGCTGATCAGCTTCACCATCGTTGGGCCGGCCGTAGGAACCGCCACGGTGAGCGCGGCCCCGATAGCAGCACCAACGACTTCGCTGCCCGTTGCCGCGACGCCGGGAGCCTGACCGTCGGCCCGGAAATAGACATCGGCTGTGCCCGTCAAATTCAGCACCTCGACCCACTCGAAATCCTCGTCGAAGGCGACGGTGGCCACGGTGTCGGCCGACAGTGTCAGGTACTGGGGAGATGCCGGCATCACGCCTCCTCGACCGGCACCCAACCGGCCTTGTTGCACGTCGGGCAAGGCTCCAGGCGCAGCGCGGCAGCCATGAACCGCAGGCGATGCGGCTCGGCACGCGGCAGGTCGCTGGAGGTGGAGTAGCAGTGCGTGTTGGGCGGCGCGAGGCAGGCGCCGCAGCGCACCGACAGCGGATCGATCACTGGGGTTCCTCAGTTCAGCCAGAGGACGAGCGCGACCGCTCCGCCGATGATCAGCAGGAACAGCGCGGCCAGGGCGAACACCGCCAGCACCGGATCACGGTTACTCATCAGAGTGGGTCATCTCGTGCTCGTAGTGCGCCTGGGCGGTCCGCAGCAGACCGACGATCAGCCAGCGCGGCGGAGCGCTGTCCAGCCGGGTCATGCAGTGCGCGCCGTCAGCGGTCATCCACTCCGCGACCAGGACCCAACCGGTGCAGATCGCACCCTCGCCGTCGACGGAGCCGGCCGTCGCCGCGATCGCATCGGAGAGGACTTCGGCGGGAGTCTGAGCAGTCGGCAACCAAGGTCCTTATGATCGGTACATGGCAGATGGCAACAACGTCGTGCACACGCACGATGAAGACGGATTCCACGTCCAGCCGACCCGCGAAGGCGACGGCAAGCTGATCGTTCACGTGAAGCCGGTCAAGCTCGTCGATCTCGGCTCGCCGTCGAAAGCGCCGCTGATCGAGGATGTGCCGTCCGGCCGCGACCTGGAGCGCCGCGAGCGCGAGATGCGGAAGTGGCTCGACGCCGGCTACGACGTCGCGCCGGTGCCGGAGGACGGCCGCGAGCACCAGTTCGGCAAGCCATGTAAGGCGTGCAACTCGTGAGCCAGGAGGAGTTGGATGCCGGCTACGAGCGGCTGATGGCCGACATGGCGGCAGCCACGCCGGAACAGCGGGCCGAATGGGCTCGTGACGCCGACCGGGCCGAAGCCGAGCATGCGCTCCGGGCAGCGCGGGACGGCGAGAAGGAAGCCTGGCTCGCAATCGCACGACACCCCGGCACTGACCGGTACGTCTGCGACTACTGCTCCAAGGACTGCGAGCACGACGAGGTTGAGCCGGTTGAAGGTGAGCCCTGGAAGGTGATCTGCCGGTCCTGCACCAGGGCAGGCAAAAGGCCCCGACGCTTAGCCCCGTGAGGCCGTCTACTACCCCGCGCCGGGGCCTTTGCTGTCATCCGCCTGCCGGACCAAGGTCCAGGGTCCGAAGGATGTCAATGAGGAGCATAGCGACACGACTGCTGAGTCTCTTCGATCATAAAGGACAGAAAGTCAACTCGCACTGGTCGCCCCGGCGCGTCGTTCAACCCTTGTCCTGGCCGCGCCCGCGGATGACGTCCGCCTCGGCGCTGGCGTTGTCGAGCAGTTCCATCATCGCGGCGTGAAACTCCGGATCGCCGTGGCTGTCGTTCAGCACGACTTCGCGGACCTTCGTGCGCGTGACCGTGATCGTCCACCACAGGAACTTCTGCGGCTCGCGAACGGTCTCGATGACGGCGATGGTGTTGCCGGCGGCCCGCTCCTTCCGAATGAAGCTCAGGATGGCGATCGCTCGTCGCAGTGCCTCCCGCGCCGACACCTGGTAGGTCGCCATCTCCTGCTTCAGTGCGTCACGCACATCCGGTGCCAGATCGTCCCAGGTGGCGATGGCGCGCTCGCCTTCGGGGATGTCGCTCAGTGCCATGAGCAGGACTATAGGGGAGATCGGCCACTCAGGTGTCCAGTTCCATGACGACGATCAGGCCTTCGAAGCACGGAGTGCAGTCGAGCATTTGAACCACCGGCCAGCATGGCAGCTCGATGTCGTCGTCCTCGGTCAAGTCGCCAGCCCCTCGGTCAATGGTCTACCGGTAGAACCTAGTAGCGGTGCTCCTGGGAAACGCCCGAAGGTTGATGACCCTCTGGTGCGGTGCGTTCGGCCGAATGCGGCGCCTGCGGGGGCTGGCGACAACTGCACAATATCACGAACCGCTAAGCCTGCAAGGGATTCGCCCATTCATAATCGTCGTAGTGGGGCTCCGCCAAGCTGGCTTGGCAGTACCGGCAAACGCCGCGGTTGTACGGCTCCGCCTCCTCCACCTCGCGCCGGCGCCGTAGCCGCTCGGCCGCCTCCTCGCGCCGCGCTGGGTCACAGGCGGCCTGGCGGAGTCGGCGCAGCAGCTCGGGGTCCATGCCGCGAGGGTAGCCGCTGGAAGACGGCGCCGCGCTTGCGCCAGTAGGCCGCGATCGAGCGCTCCTCGCCACCGACACACCAGGCCGCGATCGGGGCCGCATCGACGATCTTGCCGGCGCGCACGACGAGCCCGAACGTCGCCCAGGGCAGCGACACCCAGATCCACTCCTCCTCAGCCACGGTGGACTCCTCTCCAGCCAGCCAGGCCGCTGTCGGCCGGTCGGCCGGCTCGGCGTGCCGCCAGCTCCAGCTCGTCGGCGGGATGGCTGCCGAACGGCCGCGGGTGGTCAAGCTGGCCCTTGTGCTGGTCACAGGCGAAGCATCGGTAGGTCTGCGGCTTCGGGTGCGTGTAGGTGTGCACGCCGACCCACGCAGGAGGGTTCGAGCACTGCTCCAGCGATCCGAACTGACCGCCCTGGAAGTGATAGTCGGTCTGGACGAGACAGCCGCCGTATCGCGGGTCGATGCTCACGTACACCGCAGCAGTATCGAACACCCGTTCGAACTGTGTCAATCGTGAGCTGCAACCAGAGCGCCGGCGTCGCCGCAGGCAAGAGCGGGTCCACTATTCGGACGGCAACCACGGCTGGCGACTCGCAACGTCGATGTCCATTTAGCGGCTTCTGAACCCGTTACAACTCTTC